CAAAAATAATAATAAAGGAGTAAGAGATGTTACTGCGATGAAAGCCATTGAACTTATTTCAAAGATGAGTGGGTTTGATGCCCCAACAAGACAGGAGATTTCCATACAAGAACAACCATTACTACCAGATGAAGAGAATTAAATTTGATACCTACGAATTATTATTAAACTATGATTGTTGTGGTTTATTTGAATACTATGAAGTAGTTAAACTACACGGATTAGATTATTACGATTGTATCTTTAGAGAAAACACATCTGAAGATAGTTATATTGCGGGAATGTCCAATATGATACCAGGTTCTGAAGATAAAAGATATGTGTATATCAATCTGTTAAAATGTACTGATGAGTTATCAACAATACTTTTAATCAATCACGAACTAATGCATCATTCATTTCATTTACATAACTATAATCTGCACAAAGAAGAAGAAATTATTACTTGGGCAGAGGAGGAAACTAAGAAGATATATGAGATAATTAAAAATGAGTTACAAACAAACAACAGCATTAAAGAAGATACGAGCCCTCAAGAACAGAATTAAGGTCATACAGGGTGGATCATCAGCAGGTAAGACAATTGCCATCCTCATTCTACTTATAGATCGTTGTATCAAAGAACCAGGTTTAGAAGTATCGGTAGTATCAGAGTCAATCCCCCATTTAAGAAGGGGAGCACTTCGTGATTTCCTAAAGATAATGAAAGAGACCGGTAGATACATCGGTCAAAACTACAACAAGACCTTACTAAGATATGAGTTCTCAAATGGTTCTTATATGGAGTTCTTCTCAGCAGATGTTGAAGAGAAACTAAGAGGGGGTAGAAGACAAGTGTTGTATATCAATGAGTGTAATTCAATCCAATACGAAAGTTATTTACAATTAGCCATTAGAACAAGTAATGAGATTTACCTTGACTACAACCCCTCCACAAAGTTTTGGGTTAATTCAGAGGTCATAGGACAAAAGGATACTGACTTTATTGTACTAACCTACAAAGATAATGAGGGATTACCTGATGAGGTTGTAAGTATGTTGGAATCAAATAGAGAAAGAGCCAAGACCTCATCATATTGGGAGAATTGGTGTAAGGTATATCTTGATGGTGAGACAGGAAATATAGAAGGAACAATATTCAGTGATTACGAAATCATAGATACAATCCCTGAAGATGCCAGATTACTTGGATGGGGAATTGACTTTGGGTTCTCACACGATCCAGCAGCAGTAATTGGTTTATACAAATACAACGATGATATTATAGCCGATGAGGTAATCTATAGGACAGGTCTAATAAACTCTGAACTGGCGTCCCTAATGAAACAATACGATGTATCAGGTGAAGTATTCGCCGACTCAGCAGAACCTAAATCAATTCAAGAGTTAAGAAGATTTGGATTTCAAATTAGACCTGTTGAGAAGGGTAGAGATAGTGTAAATTACGGAATACAGATTTTACAACAAAAACATATATTAGTAACAAGACGATCTAACAATCTCTTAGATGAATTAAGTAAGTACAGTTGGAAGAAGAATAGAGATGGTGGATATGAAAAGACACCAGTAGATTCTAACAATCACGCCATAGATGGACTTAGATATGTGGCTATGATGAAATTAGGAGCAAGAAAAGAAAACATAGGAGTACCGGCAGTTGGTTTTATTAAGAGGTAAAAACATTTGGATTACAAATATATTTATTTTAGAAATGGAACGGATAGAATTAAATATACAGGAGTTTATAATGGCAACACGCCCAAACATCTATCGCAATAAAAAAAAATACAATAGAAAGAATAAACACAAAAATATAAAAAATGATTGAAATAAATGTTGAGGTTGAAGATGTAATTGAATCTTACTCATTCCCAACAGATTGGTCTGAGGTAACTGTTCAACAATTCTCTAACCTTTATGGTATAGACAAAGAGAAATACACTGGAATGTTCTACACATTTGAGGTTATACATCAATTAACGGGAATTGATAGAGATGTAATTGAGATGATGGAATACCACGACTTTGTTAAATTAGTTAAGTCATTAGATTTTGTATTTCAACCTGTTGTTGATAAAAAGAATGAGTCAATAATTGTTGATGGGGAAGAATACTTTGTTCATACCAATTTCAACAAATACACAGCAGGAGAGATTATATCATTAGAAACAATTATAAGTTCATCAAATGGAGAGTTTGTTAAGGTAATGCCCCAATTACTATGTATCTTTTTAAGAAAGAAAAAAGAGAATGGTAATTTAGAGAAATACAAGACAACATTTATGAATAGAGTTGAATCATTTAGAAAAATTAAAATAGACGAGATAAATCATATATTCTCTTTTTTTTTAACTGGAAGAACTTCATCAGCCAACAATACGAAGGACTCTTCCAATCCAAACGAAAACTCCCCAATAAAGTAAACGAAAGGTTTTCACGGAAACTTGGGGAAGAGAAAAAAATGGATCAACGATATGTATGGTTGGATTTTGTTTATAGATTGATGAATGAACTGAATAAGACAGATGATGATATCTACAAAATGAATTATATCTCATGCTTGAATTGGTTAGGATATTTAAAAAATAAAGAAGAATTAAAAGATAAAAATAAATTATAATGGCTACCACAAGCATAATATCACTGAACCAACTAATCAATTGGTTTCAACAATTTCAAATCAATCACTATTTCCTAAAGGATTTTGGATTTGGGGAACCTTATGATATTGGAACATCACGACAAATGACCTTTCCTTATATGTGGATTACGATGAATGAGGATTCATCAATAGCAACAGGGACTAATATTAGATCAGCAATCCCCGACCTATCATTCTCAGTAATGTTTATGGATAAGATAAATATCCAAGAGAACTATTTGGATACAAATGGATTCCCATCAGATAACTCACAAGAGATTTTATCTGATTGTCTTCAGTATTTACAGGATTTAATTGTTTATATCCAACAAGAATGGGGACAATATGGAGTAATTTTTGCACAAGATGTATCATTCTATCCAGCAGTTGATGAGACCACAGATAAGTCAACAGGAATTGTTGCTCGTATTGTATTACGAACAAGACAAGTCAATTGTATAATCCCTGAATATCCTGCTGGTACAGTAATATAAACCCTTTAATATAAATTAAATAATATGAGTATAAATTTAAATGGATTTTGGCAAAGTTGGGATGTTGTAAGTGGTAATACTTCAGCAACCAATCAATATGAATTTTGGAAAGGAATGGTAATGTCTAATGGACAGATATTAGATAATAGTTATGATTTCTTCAAATATCATAACACAACTCGTTATGAGTGGTTTAAGAATCTTCAAGGAACTTATCCTGAAGTGTGGGACGAATATACATTCTATAAAAATACAAATGATGTTAGTATCTTTGATTTTAAAACATTTTATGAATATGGGGCATCATATTTAGTAGGAACACCAGGAGCTTGTTCAGGTAGTCCATTACCAGGACCTTGTATTGCTACACCAAGTTCAGTAACAGCAGGTGATACTGTTTTATTCACTTTAACAAATGTTATTACTGGTTCTGGTATTAGTTATTTATGGGAATCATCTCCAAGTGGAACGGCGCCGTGGACTAATTTAGGGTTTAATTATCCATCATATTATACCTCTGTTCATACAACAACTTGGTATAGATGTTTAGTAACCTGTAGTTATTCAGGTCTTACAACAATTGCAACACCTGTACAAGTTATTGTAATATAATAAATAAAATAAAATAAATTAAATATGGCAATCACAATTATTAAAGATGGACAAGTAGTTCACACAGATGTAAAACCAAAGGTTGAAGATATCTTAGCTCAACAAGCACAAGTTATTCAAGACCTTCAAAATCAAATAAAAGATTTGAAAAGTAAAAAGAAAAAATAATGGCAACAGCAAGACCTTTTGCATATAATACAGGTTCAACAATTAGTGGAACAACTCAAGTTGGTAATCTTTCAGTAGGAACGCCCACATCAGGATTTACAAATAGTCCTCAATATTGGAATGGGGCTGATGAAGATTTGGGATATGTAATTGCGTATCAAGTTCCTGATAACTCACAACCAACACCAGTAACGGGTGTAACGGCATCAGTACAATTTTGGAGATCATCAGCCCTTACCGAGAGTTCTTTTGTTGAGACAGCCAATTATGTTACAGGTCAATCATTTACAGGGGGAACTGAAGCAAGTGATTGGTTAACATCAAATGGTTATTGGAACTCGTGGAATTATAGATTATGGCTTGCGGGTGGATCAGGAACAAACACATTAGGGTATTCTAGAGATGGATTAACTTGGTCAGGATCTACTAATGGTAATTCAATATTTTCAACTAGTGTTGGATCAACAGCATATAATGGTTCTATATTTGTCGCAGCAGGTAGTGGAACAAATGTATTAGGATATTCTTATGATGGATTAACTTGGTCAGCATCAACTAATGGTAATAGTATATTTACTACAGGTTTTTCTGTTGCATGGAATGGAACAATATGGGTTGCAGGAGGGCAAGGAACAAATGCTTTAGGTTATTCTTATG